CGTCGAAGGTAGTGCAGCAGCCGCTAAAGTATTGTTCATGGTCAACCCGAACGGTACAACAAGATCGAGAACCTTAGCAGAAGCACCTAACGGAGCAATCGTACAAGGCAGTGAAGCAGATGTATCTGTGTTACAACTTAATAAGTTTAATGACTTCCGTACTGCTCAGACTACAATGGCGGGTATAACAGATCGCTTGAGCCAAGCCTTCTTACTTACATCAGGAGTAGTTAGAAACGCAGAGCGAGTAACAGCTGAAGAGATACGTATGCTCAGTCAGGAATTAGAAACTGCACTTGGTGGTCTTTACTCTTTGTTATCACAGGAGCTACAGCTACCAATCGTTACTCGCTTGATGGATAAGATGTCTAAGGATAAGCGTCTACCTAAGATACCTAAAGATATTGTTAAGCCTACTATTGTTACTGGCGTTGAAGCACTAGGTAGAGGTAACGATCTTAATAGATTAGATATGTTCCTTGCTGGAGCTAACCAGATAGTAGGACCACAAGCTGTAACTCAATACTTAAACGTTAGTGATTACTTTAAGCGTCGTGCAACTGCTCTAGGTATAGAGACTGAAGGACTAATCAAGACGGAAGAAGAAATTCAACAAGCTATGCAGCAAGCTCAACAACAAGAGATGATGATGAAGTTAGGCGGACCTGCTGTAGCACCTGCTATCAATGCTGCACAAGAGCAGTACATGGCACAACAACAAGAACAATTAGAAAAGGAATAGAATTAAAATGGCTAAGACATGGATAACACCTGAAGTTAAAGATCGTTTATCAAAAATGAGTCGTGCAGAATTGGACGGAGAGATTGCTAAATTGAACAAGCTTATCGGAGACACTCCTAAAAAGAATAAACCACAGCCTAAAAAGAAAGAAAGTGGTTTTTCAAAAGTAAGAAAGAAAAGAAAAAATTTAGCTCTTAAAAAATGAATTTAACACCCAACCGAGAGGAATAACAAACAATGGCTGAATTACACCGAGTAGAGATAAATGAGAAAGCACCAAGCGAAATCGAACCCGAAGAAGAAACCAACGCCGAGAGCGAAGAACTATCGCAAGAGCAAAGCGACCGCCCGGAATGGCTCCCCGAAAAGTTCAAGAGTCCAGAGGATATGTCGAAAGCGTACTCCGAGTTGGAGAAGAAACTTGGACAACCTACTGAAGAAGGTACGGAAGAACCTGAACAAGTTGAAGAGAAAGCTGAGAACGAAACGGAACAAACTGAAGAGGATACTAGTGAAGCATACCAAGCGGTTGCGGAAGCAAGTAAAGAGTTCTTTGAAAACGACGGTCAACTTAGTGAGGAAACTTATAACACTTTAGAGAAAGCTGGACTACCTAGAGACTTAGTAGATAGCTACGCCGCTGGTCAGCAAGCTTTACAACAATCTGAAGAAGGACAAATCAAAAGCGTGGCTCAAGGGAACTACGAAGCGATGGCTGAGTGGGCGAACGAGAACCTACCACAAGAAGAAGTCGATGCTTTTGATGAGGCCGTCACAGGTGGTACAGTTTCGCAAGCTAAGTTAGCAGTCCAAGGTCTTTACGCTCGCTATCAAAATGATGTAGGAGCAAAGCCAAAGCTTACACAAGGAGGAGTCAATGGTGTATCTACTATGCCTTTTCGTTCTATGCAAGAGCTTGCTCGTGCTCAATCAGACCCACGATATAAGAGCGGTGACAAAGCTTATCACGAAGAGATTGACAGGCGTTTGCAAGTAAGTAGTATTTAGTTGTTCATTCATGTTATAGGTAGAGTTCCCCTAGCGTTGGTTATTGGTTTGCTGACGCTAGGGGTTTTTTGTTATGATGGCTGTAATGAAAGAGTTAAACGAAAACACACAGGTTAAAGCTAACATAGCCTTCGTTGCTAAAGTAATAGCTATAGTAGGTACAGCTGTGTGGGGATATAGTGTCCTATGGAACAAGCTTAATGCGTTAGACTTAGAGATACTAAGACTTAAACATGATGTAGAACTTAACGCGGAGTTCAGGATAAAGTGGCCTCGTGGAGAGCTTGGAGCTTTACCAGCTGATGCTACACAAGATATGCGTTTGATGTTCATGGAGAAGCAAGTAGGTAAACATGAAGAACTACTAGATAACCTACGATACAAGGAGCTACAGTGAGATGGGTGAATTACTTATGTTATTTATTACGGGCGGTGGTAGCACTGCTATGGGGGCGATTCTTAAAGGCGTATTCGGATATGTCTTTGAAGCAAAACAAAATAAGCACGATCTTGAAATGGCGAGAGAGAGCCGTGCGTCTGATAATTTCCTTCGACTACAAGCTGAAATCGCTAAAGGAGGTACTGGTGAGTTTGTTTCTTTTACTCGTCGTATTCTTGCTGTTATCGGGGTGTCTACGCTCTGTAGTTGTATCGTCCTCTGCACCATCTATCCCCAAGCAGAAATCGTTACCTTTACAAACGCAGACGGAGAAGGTGTCAACGAGTTCCTCTTCGGACTCATCAGTTTTCAAGCTCACCAAACACCGATCACCATCTCTTCTGGACACATCAGCCTTATGGGATGTACGGTAATATTGCCTTGTATCTTAGGATTTTACTTTGGTCCAAGTGGTCGAAGAGGTTGACAGTCAAGCATTTTTCCTGTTTACTAATAGATAAATTTAATCGACAACTAGCAACAACTAGTCCCTCGACCCGCTGCGGCGGACAATCCTGTGAAGACGAAAGAAGTGAAAGTCAAACGGTAATCATAAACACATACACATTCACAAATAATTAACATAGGAGATCATATATTATGGCAAATGGAAATACATCCCCATCACGCGTAGGTCTTATTGAAGGTGGATCCGACAACGATGCTTTGTTTCTCAAGAAGTTTTCTGGAGAGATTTTGCAAACCTTTGACGAGTCTAACGTATTCAAACCTCTACACACAATCAGAACAATCGAAAGCGGTAAGTCTGCACAGTTCCCTGTAACTGGCATTGCTTCAGCTAACTACCACACTCCCGGCGAGAACATTGCTGACGGAGGTAACAGTTACTTGAGCGATATTGCTAAGACTGAAAAGATCATCACCATCGATAAGATGCTTGTTGCTTCTACTTTCTTGTCTAACATCGACGACGTAAAGAACCACTACGACATCCGCAGCGTCTACGCTAACGAGTTGGGTAAGGCTCTTGCTAAACGTTTCGATATTGCTTTAGCTAAAGTATTCTGTGCTGCTGCTCGTGATTCCGCTAACTTGACTCAAGTCGGAACTTCAGGTGGACAGCTTGACGTAGCTAACAACGACTTCTCAGCTCCTGATACTCCGGGTACTGTTGCTGCTACTACTGGTGCTGACCTCGTAGCTGCTTTCTTTACTGCTGCTCAGAAGCTTGACGAGAATGACGTTCCTAGTGACGGTCGTTTCTGCGTTCTTCGCCCACAAGAGTATTACAAATTAGTAACAGGTGCAGACAGCTCAAACAGCTTCAGCCTTACTTCTGCTGTCAACTCTGACATTGGAGGCCAAGGAAGTTTAGCTTCTGGCTCTATTCCTCAGATCGCTGGTATCAGCATCTTGAAATCCAACCACATCCCATCAACTGATTTATCAGCTGTTTCTACTGGAGACGGATCGTCTGCTAATGATGTTTTCGGTGGCAGTGGAGTAGGATACAACGGAGACTTCCGTAACAGCTTGGGAATCGTTTCTCACTCTGCTGCTGTAGGAACCGTTAAGTTGCTCGACTTGGCTACTGAGTCTGAATATCAGATTGAGCGTCAAGGTACATTGTTCGTTGCTAAGTACGCAATGGGTCACGGAGTTCTCCGTCCTGAGTGTGCTATCGAACTTGTAGCGTAACTCTTCTCTCGGTGTTGGGGAGGTCTGGATTAGTTCCGCTCCCCTCACTGAGTATTTTTATACTTATAATTTATCATGGCTCTGACGACTAAACTAAACGCAGTAAACACAATGATAAGCGTAATAGGAGAAGCTCCTGTTAACACGCTAGGTGGTACTGCTGTACCTGTAACAGTCGTCCAAGCCGAGGCAGTCCTCAACGAAACCAGTAAGGCTATACAGTCAGAGGGTTGGCACTTTAATACGGAGCATGAGTATCCACTCTCTCCTGATGCTACAACGTCTAAGATTAACTTACCGAGCAACACGCTTAGAGTAGACTTGGACCCAGAAATTTATACAGACAGCGATCCAGTACAACGTGGGCTTTTGTTATACGACAGAAAGAATCACACGGATGTATGGACTAAGGAGGTTAAAGCCTCCATTACTTTTGAGTTGGACTTTACAGATATGCCTGAACAGTTCCGACATTACATAACAGTTAAATCAGCTCGTATCTTTGCTAATCGATTCTTAGGCAGTAGAGAGATAGAAGGCTTTGCTTTGAGAGATGAGATAGAAGCTAAAGCTCGTGCTATTGATAGTGACTCCGAGAATGCTGATCGTACTATCTTTGATCACTACAGCGTACTTAGAGTTTTAGATAGATAAGAGATGCCTCTGTTAGTAAACAGTGTTCCGAATCTCGCACAAGGCGTATCACAACAGCCTGACAACTTACGGTTTCCCGGTCAGTGCGACGAACAGATTAACGCTTGGGCTACTGTTGTTGAGGGTTTAGTTAAACGTCCTCCTACTGAATATACTAAGAAGGTAAACAGTAGCAGTACTAACGCTGATAAGTTATTCACACACTTCGTTAAACGATCAGAGCAGAATCAGTATTGTGTAGCTGTATCGCTTGGTGGTATAGGTGCTATCAATGTAGTAGATGGTACGCAAGTATCCATAGCTGTAACTTCTATAGCTAATAGTTATCTAAGCTTAGGAGGTCACGCATCATTAGGAGCAGTAGCTAATCCGTTATCTGACTTACGAGCGTTAACAGTAGCTGACTATACGTTTCTTGTTAATAAGAATAGAGTTATACAACGGAGTGAATCTGCTAAACAAAAGTCTACACCCCCCGCTGACGAAGCTTTAATTGTTGTTAAATTAGGAGACTACGAGAAGGCTTACAGTATATATGTAGATGATAAGTTAGTACCTATAGCTACAGCATTACAAGCAGAACATCACGATTACAGTAGCTCAAGTCACGGCAATGCATTTGTCCAACCTGCTACTTATATCTCAGGACCAGCGGATGTAGAACCAAAAGGAAACCACGCAGATACAGGTTTTATAGCTAGAGACTTATTTAATTGTATAAATGAAAATGTAGCTAACGCAGGTGCGGGTGTATCCTCGATTACTATAAATACGCCCGGAGGTGCAGGTAGCGGTTGGTTAGCTGGTAATTCAACTGGCACGTTTTCTATAAAGGACGACAGTTTAAAAGATAAATATGGAAGGCAGTCAGGAGAGCATACTTATCAAGTAAAGTTAGAAGTGGAGATTACCCAATCTAATTCTGGTAAAGCATACGCTGAACTTATTGTAACGAAAGGTAAGGTAACTGCAGTTAGGAACATCAGAAAAGGCTCAAGCTTTATCGGGTCAGACCCTGTATTTCTTACCTATAAAGTATACCAAAAGTTTTTAGATCAACCTAGAGGTCATTGGACTGGATGGGATTTTGTGGAGCAATCAAATGATCCTTTAAGTTTTTACGGAATAGGTTTAAACGCTAGCTCTACAAATTCAAGCAGTGATCCTGTACAAGTTACTACTGTAGCATTTATTGCGGGAGACTTTGAAGTGAGTTTAGGGGGTTCTGTTATTAAACTAACAAGCAAACAAGGACCCTTCAATATACGAGCTGAAGATGGTTTAGCTAATCAAGCGTTAGGTACCATATACAGAGAGGTAAGCAGTATTACAGACTTACCTTTACATTGTTATAACGGGTTTGGTCCTGTTAAGGTTATAGGTGATTCGGATATAGACCAAGACGATTACTATGTGCGGTTCTCAACTAAAGATAAAGGAGACTTCGGGGAGGGTAGTTGGATAGAGACTGTAGGTTATTACCAAGATGAATCAGAAAGCAGTGCGTTGGAGGGTATAGATACTTCATATATAACAAGTACTATGCCTGTTACTCTTATACCTTTTTTTAATAATAGTAATAAAATAACTAACTTTAGATTGCAGACACCGAATGAGTTATTAACAGTAAAGAACGGCTCTACTTATTATCAGTTAGAAAAGGACAATACAGCAGAAACTGAGAATGAACCGGGAGTAGGCACTGACTGGGAGGAGTATTGGAAGGAAGTACCAGCTACTACACAAGGATTCTTGAATTGGACATTAGGTGTTACTTACTATGGACCTACTCAAAACAATTCTACTGTAAGTTGGAGCAGAAGATCAGCAGGTGACGATAACACCAATCCTTTCCCATCGTTCGTAGGTAAACGCATACGAGACATTTTCTTCTTTAAGAACCGATTAGGTATACTTACAGACAGCAACATTATCTTCTCTGAAGCGGATGAATACTTTAACTTCTTCCGTACTACTACACAGCAGTTACTAGATAGTGCTGTTATAGATGTAGGACTCAGTCATAC